TATCGTCAACGTCCTTCTACGCATCGCCGGTTGTAAACTACTGGAATGCATCACCGCTGAGAGCCTGATATGGCACGACCATCGAACGAACAACGCCTGACCACCATCCACCAGGAGGCACTGGCGGAGTTTGACAAGATCCAGTCGGCCCTGCGCGACGAGCGGCTGCAATGTCTTCAAGACCGCCGGTTCTACTCCATCGCAGGCGCACAGTGGGAAGGCCCACTGGGTCAGCAGTTTGAGAACAAACCGCGCATGGAGGTCAACAAGATCGCGCTGGCCGTTCAGCGGATCTTCAGCGAGTATCGGAACAACCGTATCACGGTTGACTTCGTGTCCAAAGAGGGCGCAGAGTACGACAGCTTGGCCGACCTGTGTGACAAGCTCTACCGCGCCGACGAGCAGGACTCGTGCGCTGAGGAGGCGTACGACAACGCCTTCGAGGAGGGTGTCGGTGGCGGCTTCGGCGCGTGGCGTCTGCGCACCGTCTACGAAGACGAAGAAGACCCCGAGAACGAGTACCAGCGCATCCGCATCGAGCCGATCTTTGACGCAGACTCGTCCGTCTTCTTTGACCTGAACGCCAAGCGCCAGGATAAGTCGGATGCCGTTTACTGCTTCGTGTTGACATCCGTCACCCGCGACGCTTACAAGGCCCAGTGGAATGACGACCCGGCATCGTGGCCGAAGATCATCCACCAGTCCGAGTTTGACTGGCAGACGCCCGATGTGGTCTACGTGGCCGAGATGTACAAGATCGAAAACGTCTCCGAGACGTTGCGCATCTTCCAAGCCATTGATGGCAGCGAGGAGAAGTACTTCGACGAGGATCTAGACGACGACACGCTGCGCACGCTCACGGCGGTCGGCACGGTCGAGGTGCGCTCGCGCAAGATCAAGCGCCGCAAGGTGCGCAAGTACATCATGAGCGGCGGCAAGGTGCTGGAGGACTGCGGTTACATCGCAGGCAAGCACATCCCCGTTGTCCCGTTCTACGGTAAGCGCTGGTTTGTGGACAACATCGAGCGTTGCATGGGCCATGTCCGCTTGGCCAAGGATGCCCAACGCCTGAAGAACATGCAGCTGTCCAAGCTGGCCGAGATCTCTGCACTGTCCAGCGTCGAGAAGCCCATCCTCACGCCAGAGCAGGTCGCTGGCCATCAGGTCATGTGGGCCGAGGACAACCTGCGAAACTACCCGTATCTGCTGATCAACCCGATCACCGGGCCGGACGGTTCGGTTCAGGTGGCAGGGCCTGCCGCGTACACCAAGTCGGCTGCTGTGCCGCCCGCACTTGCTGGGTTGCTTCAGATCACCGAGCAGGACATCCGTGACGTTCTGGGCAACCAGGAGCAGGGCGACAAGATCGTCAGCAACATCAGCGGCACGGCCGTTGAGATGGTGCAGCAGCGCCTGGACATGCAGAGCTACATCTACATGTCCAACATGGCCAAGGCCATCCGACGCTGCGGTGAGATCTGGTTGTCGATGGCCCGCGACGTTTACGTTGAGGAAGGTCGCAAGATGAAAGGGTTTGGTGAGCAGGGCGAGGTCGAGTCCATCGAACTCATGAAGCCCACGCTAACCAAGGAAGGCGAGATGGTTTTCGAAGGCGACTTGTCGAATGCGCAGTTTGATGTCGCCGTTGAGGTTGGTCCGTCGTTCCGCAGTCAGCGCGACGCAACGGTGCGATCACTCACCAACCTCGTGGCCATCACGCAAGACCCACAAACGCAGTCCATGTTGCAGTCCATGATCATCATGAACATGGAGGGTGACGGTCTGAGCGACGCCCGTGAGTTCTTCCGCAAGAAACTCGTTGAAATGGGTGTGCTCAAGCCGACCGAGGAGGAAGCCCAGCAGATGGCCGAGGCCGCTGCCAACGCTCAACCGGACGCCAACACCGTGTTTGTGCAGGCGTCTGCGGAGAAGGCAATGGCCGACGCCGAGAAGGCCCGCGCCGATGCGCAACTCACGATGGCCAAGACTGAGGAGACTCAGGCCAAGACCGTTGACATCCTCTCGGGTATGCAACAGCAGAATGTTGCGATGCAGCAGCCGATGCAGATTGCCGTTGAGATCGATCCTTACGAGACTGCCAAGAAGGAACTCGAACTTGAGAAGATGCAGATCGAGGTTGCGATGAAACGCGCCGAGATGCTGAAAATGGTGCAAGACAACAACATGGTCTGATCTTCAATCAGAAATCATCATGGCAACATCACTTCGCCGAGGGCTTGAAGGCACAGCCGTTGATCCGATGACCGGCCGCGTTGCCGAGATGAAGCCGACACCACGCAGCCCGCGCCTTGGCATGTTTGCCGATGCGCTGATGGCTGTGCGTGACTTTGCCAACCGTGCGCAGATCCCGCAGGGCGTGCCGCTGATCGGCGGCGAAGGTATCGGTTCGCTGGTGCTGGGCCGTGCGCCTGAAGAACTGGTGGAAATGAGCTACGGCAACATGCCGTTGCGGATCAACCCCTACGCAGGCCAAACGGCATCGTTCATCCCCGAGATTACTCCAGGCCGGAAGGCGCAGGTGGCTGACCTGCTGTCACTTGTTGGTGTGCCAGGCGGTGGTCGCATGGCCTCGGCTGCAATGCTGGGCGCAATGCCTGATGCTGGTGGGCTTGAGCGGGCGATGCTGGCTTATCACGGCACGCCGCATCAGTTCGAGCGCTTTGATGCCAGCAAGATTGGCACCGGAGAAGGTGCGCAGGCTTATGGGCATGGGTTGTATTTTGCTGAGTCGCCGGATGTTGCTGGCGGGTATGCGGTAAATCTTGCTAATAGAGACATGACCAATCAAGGTCGATTGAATGCTCATGCCAACGCGCAGCGTTTGGTTAATCTTGCTGGTGATCCTAAATATGCGGCTGATGATTTGAAATTTGTCCTTGAGTCGCAGCCGGATCATCCACAAAAAAAGTTATTAACAGAAACTTTGCAGATGCTTGAGTCAGGCGATTACGCAAAACCACTGAAGACAAAAGGCTCCCTCTACACCGTAGACATCCCAGACGAGATGGTCGGCAAGATGCTGGATTGGGATAAGCCGTTAAGTGAGCAGGCGCCGACTATTAAGGCAGCCATTCAAAAGACGAAGAAAATGCTGCCTCAAACCGCAATAGATGATCTTGGTGGAGATCTGTCATTGCTTTACGGGAAAGATGTTTCGGTTCAAGATTTTTTGAACACTTGGGATTCTTTGACGGGCCGAACTGGATCAGGAGAGGAGGCACTTCGTCAGCAAGGCATCCCCGGCATCCGCTACCTAGACCAAGGCTCGCGTGGCACTGGTCAAGGCACCTCCAACTTCGTCGTCTTCCCAGGAGAAGAACAGCGCGTTCAGATTCTGAAGCGTGAATGATTCGCCGGATCTCCCGGCAACGGCAACCGCACGGCCGCAAACGTGCGAGTGTGAGAGTTGAACCATGCCCGCAGAGATTGAATTGATCCAGCCTGATGGCTCCAGTGAGGCCCCTGCCCTCGATGAACTGGAGGCCATGAACGAAGCAGAAGCAGCGCCCGAGACGGATGACGCCCCTGCTGAAGAAACCTCCGAGCCTGATGAGGTGGTGGTGAGCATCGACGGTGAGGCTGACCCTGAGCCTGAGCCTGAACGTGCGCCCGATTGGGTGCGAGAGCTGCGCAAACAGCACCGCGAGCTTCAGCGCAAGGTGCGTGAGTACGAGTCACGCGAGCAGGCACCGGCAACGGCTACCACCATCCCGACACTCGGTGCCAAGCCGAAGTTGGAAGACCACGACTACGACACCGACCGCTACGAGGCTGCGCTGGAGTCCTGGTACAAGCAGAAAGACGCGGTGGAGACCGCCAAGCGTGAGCATCAGCGCCAGCTGGACGAGCAAACCAAGTCCTGGCAGACCAAGCTGGACAACTACGGCAAGGCCAAGTCTGAGTTGAAGGTGCGCGACTACGAGGACGCCGAGGCCACCGTTCAGGACACCCTGAGCACCGTGCAGCAAGGCGTTGTGCTGCAAGGTGCCGAGAACCCGGCACTCGTGGTCTACGCCCTGGGCAAGAACCCCAAGAAGGCCAAGGAGCTGGCCAGCATCTCTGACCCGGTGAAGTTCGCCTTCGCCATTGCCAAATTGGAGTCCAACTTGAAAGTCACCGCATCCCGCAAGCCGCCAGCCCCCGAGCGCACCACTCCGAGCGGCAATGCCCCCATCTCGGGCACGACCGACAGCACGCTGGAGCGCCTGCGGGCCGAGGGTATGCGCACGGGCGACATGACCAAGGTCATTCGCTACAAGCAGCAGCAGCGTGAAAAGGCTGCGACCAAACGTTAAAAGCCGCCCACGCCGGGAATTGCGCTTGACAATCCCGGCGTGATACATTACGCGCCATCAGGTTTCGCCAGCCATAAATCGGCAGTGACAAAACATCGAGCGGCCGCCCGGCTTCGACAGGGTGAGTAAGCAGACGCGGAGAGATCCGCAAAACCTCACTCATTTTTAGGAGCCAATCATGGCGAATGCTTTTTCCAAAGAAGAAATCGTAGCCTTCGAGTCGATACTCGAAGGGTTCCAAGACGCCCTGGTGCTGTCTCGCGCCGTCAGCGTTTACAACACCGACGCTCAGACGATGGAGCGTGCGCGTGACACCATCTGGCGTCCACAGCCCTACATCGCTCAGTCGTTTGACTCGACCGTTGGCACGTCCATCTCGTCGAACTACGACGACATGACCCAGTTGTCTGTTCCTTCCACTCTGGGCTTTTCGAAGACCAGCGCCTGGAAGCTGAACGCCAAGGAACTGCGTGACGCGCTGCAAGAGGGTCGTCTGGGCGATGCCGCCAAGCAGAAGCTGGCCTCCGACATCAACGTCGCCGTCAACAACGTGGCTGCCCTGCAAGGCACCCTAGTTGTGCCGGTTGCTGGTGCCGCTGGTGACTATGACGACGTGGCCCTGTGCGACGCGATCATGAACGAGCAAGGCGTGATGTCCAATGACCGCTATCTGGCCCTGTGCAGCCGCGACTACAACGGCCTGGCCGGCAATCTGGCTGCCGCTACCCGCAGCTTCGGGAATGCCAAGTCAGACAAGGCTTACGAGCGGTCATACGTGGGCATGGTTGCTGGGTTCGACACCTACAAGCTGGACTACGCCACCCGCCTCGCGGCTCAGGCTACGGCTGTGACGATTGCCACCAACGGCGCTCAGGTCCGGTTCGTTCCCCGCGCCACGACCAGCTCCACCGCTGGCATCCTGAACGTGGACAACCGTTACCAGCAGGTCACGGTCTCCACCACCACGGGCGTTGTGGCTGGCGATGCGTTCCAGATCCCCGGCATCGAGGCAGTTCATCACATCACCAAACAGAGCACCGGCCAACTGAAGACCTTCCGCGTCATCAGCGTTGACTCTGGCACCACCATGACCATCAGCCCCCCGATGATCGGTGCCAACTCCTCGCCCACCGACGCTGAGTTGCAGTACCAGAACGTCTACGTGGCCAGCACCTCCGCTGCCGCAACGATTGGCTGGCTGAACGACAACGCCTGCAACGTCAATCCGTTCTGGCACAAGTCGTCCATTGAGTTGCTGCCCGGTCGTTACTCTGTGCCCACCGATGCTGGTGCCGCGATTATGCGTGCCAGCACCGATCAGGGCATCGAGTTGGTGATGCAGAAGTTCTATGACATCGACACCATGACGACCAAGTACCGCTTGGATACGCTGTTCGGTGTGGTCATGACCAACCCCGAGATGGCGGGGGTGCTCATTTTTGGGCAATAACCAAATAGGATAATGCCGGTTTGTGCTATCATGATCTTGAGTCAAATCAAGGTCATGATATGCACATCCTTTACAGGCTGGCGTTTTCTTCTGGTAAGGCCTATGTGGGCCAAACTGTGCGATCTGTAAAGATTCGCATGAATCAGCACAGGCAGTCGGTTGCTTCTGGTAGCCAACTGCCTGTTCACTGTGCGTGGCGCAAATATGGTGAGCCTGTCATCACAGTATTGGCCGAGTTTGAAACACACGACGAACTTCATGCCGCAGAGATTGCGGCCATTGCGGAACTTGGCACGATGAGTCCGAATGGATACAACGTGTCGATTGGTGGTGAAACTGCTCCATCAAAGAACCCGGAGGTGGCTGCAAAAATTGCAGCGAAAGCCACTGGACGAAAGATCAAAGACACCACGCGAGTTGCTGAGGCGACTCGGCGTAAATGGCAAGACGACGGGTATCGACAGAAAGTTTCAGATGGTTTGAAGGCTGTGTGGACTGATGATCGTCGTGTTGCCACATCGAATTGGGTTAAGGAGTCTTGGGAAAAACGCAAAGCCGATGGGTATGTTGTTTCTGAGGCCACCAAGCAAAAACTGGCGTCTTACGAACGGACTGCGGAAACCAGGGCTAAGATGAGTGCATCGGCCAAAATGCGTCCTGCACCTAAGTTGAACGCTGAAGCACAAGTCAGACAAGCAGCAGGTGTTGCCAAAACGTGGGCCGATCCGGAGATCAGAGCAAAGCGTCTTGCATCAATGGCGGCAGCAAGAGAGCGTCGGAAACAGGAGATTCAGTCATGCCCATGACCAAAGGCTACAGCCAGAAATCGATCTCGAAGAACATCTCGAAAGAGATGAAGTCCGGTAAGCCGCAGAAGCAGGCGATTGCCGTGGCGCTGTCTACCGCTCGCACTGCGGCCATGAAGGCCGGCAAGCCGAGCAAGGCACCTGCCAAGAAAGGCATGAAATGAAGCCAGGTCTATACGCCAACATTGCCGCCAAACGTCAGCGCATCGCTGAAGGCAGCGGTGAGAAAATGCGCAAGCCCGGAACCAAGGGCGCACCGACTGCTGCCGCATTCAAGGCCGCAGCCAAGACCGCTAAGAAGCCTAAGAAATGATCTCCTTCCCCGCTCATGTTGTCCGCTGCCCTGGCCCGTACGTCCTGGCGTCAGGGCTAGCCTACGCCTGCAAGACAGTCAACGACGATGCCGAGCTGCAAGCAGCGCGTGCAGACGGTTGGCATCTGACCTTGCAAGAGGCCAAAGACGCAGCGGGTGACAAGGCGTTCATCAAGCGCAAGGTTGCCCCCTGGCGCAAGGTGAAGAAAACCAAGAAGACGCCGGTGGCCTCTACTGCAAAGCACGCCACCGCTATCTCTGTTGCCGAGCCTGACCCCGTGGACGACAATTCGCCACCGACGCGGCAGGAGCTTGAGCAGAAGGCCACGATGCTGGGCATCAAGTTCGACGGCCGCACCTCCGACAAGAAGCTGGGTGAGCGCATCACTCAGGTGATTGAGGGCCAGCCATGAGCTACACCAAGCGCGAATTCATCTCTGCGGCATTCGAGGAAATTGGACTCGCGTCCTACACCTTCGACCTGTCGGCCGCACAGTGGCAGTCCGCGCTTCGTCGGCTGGACACCATGATGGCCGACTGGATCAACAAAGGCATTCGCCTGGGCTACCCGCTCCCGTCAAGCCCGAACGACAGCGATCTGGACACCGAGACGTTTGTGCCAGATACCGCTAACGAGGCAGTCATCACCAACCTAGCAATCCGTCTGGCACCGAGCTATGGGCGTCAGGTGATGGCCGAAACCCGCGTGACGGCCAAGGCTGCTTATGACAACCTGCTGTCTCGCGCTGCCATGCCGTTCGAGCAGCAATTCCCAGGCACGATGCCTGCCGGTGCTGGCAACAAGCCGTGGCGCGTCTACGACGACCCGTTCCTGCCTACTCCGGTCGATCCCCTGCTGGCCGGTCAGGACAGCGCCATCGATTTCAACTGAGGACTGATCGTGACCACCATCAATCAGCTTTCCACCGTCACATCGCTCTCGTTGGGCGATCAGTTGCCGGTCTACTCCACCAACAACGGCGACGCTCGCAAGGCATCGCTGAACACGCTGCTGCAACTGTTCCAAGAGCAGTTTGCATCGCCCACTGTCTCCACCAGCCTCTACACGCCTGCCACTGGCTTCAACATCGCAGCGCCTACGCCTGTGAGCCAGCAGCAGTGGCTGCTGCTGCAACCGGCTGGCACGTTGGCTGCTGGCACCATCACCCTGCCGCTGAACACCGCGACACCGGATGGCACCGAGGTTCTGATCACGACCACGCAGCAGATCACCACGTTCACGGTTGCTGCCAACGGCGCATCGGCTGTTTACGGTGATCCAGCCACGCTGGCCGCTGAGGACTTTTTCCGCCTTCGGTTCTACCAAGCCACCAACTCCTGGTATCGCATCGCATAAGGGGACATCATGTCTGTTGTCAATCAATTCAGCCAACGCGACAAGTCGAATCAGGTTGTCACGCCTGCGGCTTCGTCTGCCAGCGTGACCCTGAACACGCAGGACAAGGCCGTGCGCCTCGTTAACACGGGCGCAAACGTCTGCTATGTGCGCATCGGCACTGGCGCTCAGACGGCCACCACGGCCGATGTGCCTGTGCGTTCCGGCAGCGAGGTGATCGTGCGCAAGAGGAATGGCGACGACACGCTGGCGCACATCAGCGCAGCAGGCACGACGCTGAACGTGGCAACGGGCGAAGGCGGCGTTTGATGGCCACCAAGCGCGATCCGCGTCTGGAGCGTGCAGGCGTTGAGGGCTACAACAAGCCCAAGCGCACGCCTGCGCACCCGACGAAATCGCATGTGGTCGTCGCCAAGTCTGGCGACCAGATCAAGACCATCCGCTTCGGCCAGCAAGGCGTCAGCGGCTCACCCAAGAAAGAGGGTGAGTCCAAGGCCGACAAGGCGCGGCGTGAGTCGTTCAAGGCCCGCCACGCTGAGAACATCGCCAAGGGCAAGATGAGCGCGGCTTACTGGGCCGACAAAGTGAAGTGGTGAACTGATGGCTCAGATCCCGATCCTCAGCGGCATCTACACGGACAACGCTCCCGATGTCCGCGTGAGCTATCCCGTCAACATGGTGCCGGTGCCCAAGGGCTCGGGCGTCAGTGACGGGTATCTGCGCCCTGGTGACGGCATCGTGAGCAACGGCACGGGTCCAGGCATCGACCGAGGCGGCATCAACTGGAACGGCGTCTGCTACCGGGTGATGGGCACCAAACTCGTCAGCGTGGCCAGCAACGGCACCGTGACCGTACTGGGCGATGTGGGTGGACCGACAAACAGCCTCGTCGTCTTTGACTACAGCTTCGACCGCCTGGCCATCATGTCCGGTGGCCGTCTGTACTACTGGAACGGCACACTCACCCAAGTGACCGATCCAGACCTTGGAACCGTCATCGACTTCTGCTGGGTGGACGGCTACTTCATGACGACGGATGGTCAGTACCTCATCGTCACCGAACTCAGCGATCCAACGCAAGTAAACCCGTTGAAGTATGGATCGTCCGAGATCGATCCCGACCCCGTGGTGGCGCTGCTGAAGCTGC